GAAGTGCAAGCAAGTGTAGGACAAAGAATAAACATAGGCACTATTATAAAAGTTTTCGGCTACTACAATAAAGCTGAAGAAAATCCTGATATTGCTAAATATATGGGCTATACTGAAGGAACTTTATTCATTACTCTAAAAAGCCAAAATACTCAATTTTTTGATAAGGAATATCTATATATCAAAGGCGGCGGAAATTTTAAAAGTCAAAAAGGCTGGTATGAAGCTGGATTAAAAATTAGGTTGCTAACAACTTTATTCCAACCATTTTTTTATTTGCAATTTTTTCAAGGATATGGTGAAACTATGGTTAATTATAATAAAAAAGATACTGCTTTAAGAGCAGGTTTTATTTTCCAAAATTAAAGTAAAGGTTATGTTTCAGACAGATAACATATATTTTTTAACAATCGAAAAGGATTTACCTGCAAGAGCTATAAAAGATACGTCCTTGCAGGACGGGCTTAATATCATTTTCGATAATGGTTATATTAAAACCCGGCAAGGAATAGAACAACTTGGTTTTGGAAATTTAGGTGAAGCTATCACTGGTATTCATTTATATAAAAAAATAAGAAAAACAGAAAGGTATTTTGTAGTTTTTACAAAAAGAGATGCTTATGTTTATAATTATAAAAATGCAAAATTTGAATTAAAAACAAGACATTATAATTCTGGAACTGTTACAAGCTCAGGCACTGGGAATAGGACTATAACTTTATCAAATTCTACGTGGGATTACAATAAATACAATCAAGTAGAACTTTATCAAATATCTTTTGACTCTGATAAAATAGAACTTTGCAATGATTGGTATAAAGTAAAGAAAATAGACTCTGCTACACAATTGACTTTATTGGATAACTTGCCAACGGCTAAAACTTCTTCTAAATATGTTTTAAGATTATGCTATAACGGCGATGAAGATGATGTTTGGTCTGTAGCTTATCCTTATTCAAATACTGATAATGATAAAATAATGATTGCAACCAACGGCATAGACGAAATTCAGTATTTCACAGGAAATGGATATTTCCAAAATTGGGATAAATATCCTAACAAGGCTAAGTTTTTAGGTTATTGGGGTTCAGCAGGCTATGAACATGTAATATTTGCTAATATTTTTGACGTTACAGGGCAGCAGAATTTTGAACAAACTTTGGAATGGTTAGACGCCGGCGGTGATTTTGTTTTTAGTGGCGGTTATGCTGAATTGCTTGATAGCTCTGATCCTATCGTAGGCCTTGTGCCTTTTAATAATAGATTTTTTGTTTATAAAACTGGTAATATTTCAATCTTAGATATAAATCCTAACGGCGGTAATGACGATCCGTTTTTTATAACTCAAAACGTTTTAGAATTTGGAACACCTTCTATAAGGACTGTATGTAATACAGGTCAATTCCATATTTTTTTTACTGGAACTGAAATCAGACTTTTCGATGGACATAATACAAAAATTATTTCCGAAAACAATAGACAATTTTTGGTTAAAATTATAAATTCTCATTATGCTCATAGAAGCTTTGCTTTTATATTCCCAGAAGAAAAACTCTATTGTCTTTTTATTCCTACAGGAGACTCACAGTTATGCGATTTATGTATTGCTGTTAATTATGAAACTGAAGCGACAACTTTCTGGAAGTTTTTAGATATTGCAGGAGATACTTGTTATTTTCTTTCTCGTGGAAAATATTCAAATCTTTCTGTGCCTTCTTGGGGTTCAGTTATTTGTTATGCCACTGGGGATACAACAAACGGTTCTTATACAGTAACCAATTTAAATTTAAGCAATGTAACTAACATACAACGTAAAATGCTTGAAAAAGAGAAAGGAATGCTTGTAAAAGGGAATGGAATTCCTGATAATACTTTAGTTGATAACTTGTCAGGAAATACTTTGACTTTGACGAAAGCAGCTACTGCTACAGCTACAGGAGTAAACTTGACAATCGGCTGGACGGCAGAGCAATTTTATTATAGATGGAGTGATTTAATTCAAGAAGAGAAATTTTCCAGAATGGTTTTGGGTAATTCTTTAGGCGACTTATTTATGTATGCCAAAGAATATAATACGGATAACGGGAATAATATTACAAGTTATTGGATTACTAAAGATTTTGATTTGAATCAACCTCATTTTGATTTTAGATTGCTTGAAGCAGTATTGTCTTTACAAATTAAAGATAATCAAAAACCTGCTAATTTACAGGTAAGATTTAGCCTTGATTTTGGTCTTAATTGGTCTCAATGGCAAAATGTTCCTTTAGATGGGACAGATGAATTTATGCAAAAGAAAGTATATTTTAATTCTATAGGAAAAAGAGTGAGATTCCAATTTCGCACTTCTTCACCTTTGATTTTTGAAAGCCTTATAATAGGCTTTAGTGCTAATTACAAAAGTATGAAATTTGATCGTTAAGGAGGAAATAAAATTATGGGAATTATGTCTAAATTAAAAAGCACTTTTTTTGGTGGCACAAAACAAGTTAATACTTTAAATCCTCGACAAAGCGCTTTGTTGGAGCAAATGTCTAATTTGCAACAACAGTATAATCCGCAAACATTTGCGACTTTGGCACAGATAGGTTATACCCCTCAAAGTGCTTATAAGTATAATCAACAGACTATGCAAGATGCTTTCAATGCTGGTATTGTGAATCCTGCTTTAGACCAGCTTAATAGACAAATAGCTAATACTCAGCATAGTTCAATGCTCCATTCTTCGGCTAATAGAATAGCGCAAGACAGATTAAGAGAGGAAGTTTTGAATAATTTGAATTATTTGAATTGGCAAAATCTTCTACAGCAACAGCAACTTGAACAGCAAGCTCAAGAAAATGCTTATCAAAGGCAGCTTAGCTCTCTCTCACAGCTACTCGGTGGTAATCCCCAAATACTGGGGACTCAAGCTACAGCTTTAACTAAAAAACCCGGTCTTTTGGATATGGCTACTGGTGTTGCTGGTCTTGCTAAGACAGGAGTTGAAACTTATAAAACTTTTAAAGAATTGTAAAAAAGGAGACACTATATGGCTACTTATATAGATTATGTTTCACCTACTTTAGCTAATTTAACTCAAACGGCTGAAAGTTTAGCTAAACTTAGAATAGCAGACCAGCAAAGGCAGAAAGAGTTAGCACAATATTTAAATTTTATAAATAAAAATAAAGAAGCTGAACAGGTTCTTTATGATATGAATGCTGGAGTTTTAACTAAATTTGTAGATTGGCTTAAAGGGAAACAGGTTGGCGATCGAAAATTTGAGTCTGCTTTTTCTACTGAAGCTGCTGAAGCGCCTAAATGGAATATTGATATTGAACAAGGAAAGATTTTGAGTCAATTAGCTCAAGAAAATCCTGACGCTTACAAAGCTTTGATAAATCAACAACCCAAATGGTCAGTAAAAACTGAACAAGGAAAGATTTTGAGTCAATTAGCTCAAGAAAATCCTGATGCTTACAAAGCTTTAATAAATCAACAACAAGTTAACCCGCAATCTTTAGCTGCTTTAGTTAAAGGCAAAAATCTTTCAGCAAAAACTAAAAAGGTGACAAAATCTCAAGAGCCTACTCTTCTTATAGATCCGATAGAGGCTCAAAAACGTAAAGAGCTTTTTGAAAAACAAATGTTAGCAAGTCAAGTTTATGAAGAGGCTAAAAAGAATCCTGCGGTTAAAATAAAGAAACAGCTTGTTGGTGATTTGAATAAAATAATAGCAGATGAAACAGAAAATTTTTATAATGCGTTACAACTGGCTTCAACCACAGAAGATAAATTAAGGCTTTATAATAAATATGTAAATTCTTTAATAAATCTTAATCAATCTTTTCAGCATGATTATAAACCTTTACCTCCGGAATACTTTGGAATATTTCAAACTTCTGGCAAAGATTCTGGCGGAAATAAAGGAAATAAACTTGAATCATATTATTTGCAAGTTCCAAGAGAAGATGGAACTTTACAAAATATTTTTTTTGAAGCTCCTAAAGGAATGTTTGATTCAGGTGCTACAAAAAGTAATGTATTGAAATATTTGCAAAGTAAAAAAAATGTCGATAAAGATTTAATTAATACTATTAAAAATCTCGATCCTTCTGTTATCACTGTAAAAGTTGCTGGCAGAGAAGGAACTAATGATTTGGCTTCTAAAGAAAATATTGCTAAAATTGCTGCAAGTAAAGAAAGAGCTAAAAAAGCTATAGAGGATAGCTTGTTTACAAGACAAAGCACTATAGATAAAAGAGTGGCGGATTATAATTCCGATCCGACTGAAAGCTTTGTTATTGTAAAAAATAATGAAGGGAAATATGTAGTGCGACCTAAATTTGTCAGCAACAATATAAATATAGCACAACAAAATACTGAGGAACCAAAAAAAGAACCTAAAATGCTTAAAAAATTTATGGGGCAATAAAAAATGGCTAAATATCCTACTTGGAGCGAGATTGTAAATTCTGATAAATTTCAAAAAATGACTCCCGAAGAAAAACAACAACTTCGGGAAGAGTTTTTTGAATTTGTAATAGCTCCTGAAATGGGAACAGACGAAAATTTAAAAAATGAATTTTTTCAGGAAGCTTTTAAAATAGAAGAAAAATATTATAACAAACATGGAATGCCTACAAATAAAATTATCTTGCCTGTAACTGCACCATCTTTTACTAATGAAGAATTGCAATTGCTTAATCAAAAAAAACCGCAACCTACAATAGAACCAAAATCCTATGCAGATATAATTACTACAGAAATTAATAATTTTAGAGATATAGATTTAGCTTTATCTAAAATTAGAGACAGCTATATCCCTGTCGAAGAACCTAAAAAAACTTTAGAAGAAATTCAGGAAGACGGTAAATTTTGGGGAAAATTACAAGAAGCCACAAGGCAAGGCATCTTGCATTCTACTACTGCAGAAATGTTAGACACGGCTTCAAGATATTTACCTGAAGGGAATTTTGTTCAACGTTTTTTTGAAGAAAATAAAAAACCTGATTATGTTCCTCAAGGTAAAGGCTTGACTTTGGCTTATGATTTATCAAGCATCTTAAGTGATTTAGCTTTATTCAAAGGCGGCGGTGCTTTGGGCGGAAGAAGCGCAGGCGCTATATCTAATATCTTGGCAAGTAAATTCCCTAAGTTAGCTAAGTTTGTTCCGTATGCGACAGTTGCTGGAGAAGCCGCTGGCATTTTTGCTTTCCCGGAAGGTTTACGACAAACTGCAATTAGTTTAAAAGATAAAGATTTGAGCTTGCAAGATGTTGAAGATATAGCTTATGCTACAGGCAAAGGCGCTGTGGAAGGTTTAATTTTTGCTGGTGCTGGAAATGCTGCAAAATGGGCTGCAAAAACAGGAACTGAAAAACTTTTAAAAAGCAATTTACTTGCAAATATAGCAGGATGGAATTCCAAAATAGCAGCTCAAACAGGAGTTTTACTTTCTTTTTCTCCCGAAGAATTATCTCTTGAAAACGCAGAACGTTTATTGCTTTTAAATTTTATATTAGAAGCAGTTCATGCAGTGCCTGATGTCGCTAAACGAGTTGCTGAAATTTCTCGAGCTTCTAATATCCCAGCTGAAAGAATTTTATTCAATTTAACTCCTGAACAAATTAAATTTATTAAATCTTCTGAAGATGCTGATAGAATTGTAACAGAAGCTTATAATAAAACTAAACAGCAAATAGAGTTAGAAACTATAGACAAAGCACAAAAAGAGGTTATAAGTAAGCAAATCGAGGCTAATTTCAAGGAAGGTAAGCCTATTGAAGAAATAATAGTAAAAGAGCAATTGCCCGAGAATGTAAGACCTCTTTTTTTTAATGAAGATGGAAGTCTAAGACCTGAAGTAGTTGAAAAAACTGCTAAGATACTAAAAGGCGAATACCCAGAATATGTCGATACTGTTAAAAATGTAGTTAATTCCAGAGTTAAAAATGAAAATAAATTACAAATCTTGCAAGAACTTGAAGCTAAGAAAGAAAAAGCTTTGCAAGAACAGGAATTTTATAAAAATCTTTATGAGACATATTTATTGCAGGAAAGACTCCAAGCTCTTGAACAGTATAAAAAACTTTATCTTGACCAAGAAATTACTAAAATTCCTGAAGGTCAAGAAATACCTGAATCTGTTTATCTAAAAGCCGAACAAAAAGCCAATAAACGTATTAGCCTTGATGATGAACAGTATTTAGCACCGCTTAAAGAAATTAAAAAAGAACTTGAAACTCTTTCAGAAGATATAGAAACTATAAAACAAATAAGTCAAATTCAGGAAAGACCAGTTGAAGAAATAAAAAAAGATATAGATTTAGCTTTATCTAAAATTAGAGACAGCTATAGAGAAGAAATGGTTAAAAGCGGTTATTTTTATAAAAAAATTCTTGGTGAAGAACAATGGAAAACTGAATCGGAAAGACAACATTTTGAAGATTATAAAATACATTATAAAGACTTTTATAATTTTCTTAAAAAACCTAAAATTGCTTTAGAAGAAGAAATTAAAGCAGCAAATAAAATAACAAAACCTGCTGGCAAGCTAATGAATGCCTCACGAGTTATAGAAGAAATGGGGCTAACTAAAACTTTTACAGAACCTATTAGAACTGCTAAACTTTTAGCTCAAATTGAACAAAATAAACTTTTAGAAAAAATCCAAAATTCTCATAAACTTCTTAAAACTGAATTAAAAACAAGCGGTAAAAAATTAAAACAAGCTGAAAGGGAAATATTGTTATATTTATATAGCAGACAACCAGATGCACAAGCGGGATTGAAAAAAATATTAAAAAAGAATGAGAAGATACCTACTTGGGAAAGCTTATCAGAAGCCCAAAAAAAATTCATAGAAAATATAGATAATACCTACGCAGAAATTTTTGAAAGAATAAATACAGCAAGAGAACTTGTCGGTCTTGAACCTCTTAAAAAAGTAAAAGATTATTTTACTTTAGTAAGAGTTTTAAAACATTTAGAAGATATAGGCTTTAATATATATAGTGTAGAACAAGCTATCATAGAATTAAATATTATGAAAGCTGAAAAAGGCGAAATTGTTTTAGACTCACCATCTTTTCAATATGGCAAAGAGCGAGTAAGAAATAGCAGTGAGGAATTATCCACAGACTTAATGGATGTTATTAACAGATATATATCAAGCAGCTCTAAGGTGATATATAATACTCCTATAATAAAAAAATTATCTGATGCGTTGGAAGTTATAAAAGAAAATCAAGGACAAGAGTATAATTATTCAATTTTAAGAGAAACATTAAATTATGTTGCTGGCGAAAAGGTATCAAAAATAAATTCAAGACTTAATAATATAATAAAATTTTTACATGGTAGTCTTGTAATGTCTACGCTACCCTTTAATTTTAATACAATTCTTGTCCAGCCTACTTCTATTTCTCTTGCAATTCCTCTCACTGGAACAAAATATATTGCAGAAGGATTCAGAGATTTTTTAACTCCTGAAATGAGAAAATGGGCAGAAAAAAATTCAAGAGTATTAAAAACAAGAATATATCACGATGCCAGTATAGCAGAAACTTTAGATTTTTTAAAAAATAGTAATTCAAGAAAAGTTTTAGAAAAAATAAGAAAAGCTGAAGCTAATGTTGCAGAAATAGGCCTTTTACCTATAAAATATTTAGATTATTTTGCAGCTGAAGTTGTATGGTTTGCCGGTTATAGATTTGCAAGGACTAATCAAGGTTTAAACCATACAGAAGCCGTCAGCTATGCTGACAAATTAGTAGTTCAAACTCAAGGAAGTGCCGAAAGAATTGACCTTGCACCTATACAATATACTCCTCTCGGCAAATTCTTTACTACATTTCAAACTTTTTCAATAAATCAGTTTAACCTTATAAGGAATGATTTACTTAATCGTAAAGGTAAAATTTATACTTTAGCTGAAAAAGAAGTAAGTGAGCAAAGAGCTAAAGAATATAGAGAAATGGATCAGGAAGGTTTTAAATACATAATAAAACCGTTAGGTGATGGAAAATATAATATTTTTACACTTAAAAATCCAGCTACGAAAATAGAAATTACAAATAAAATAGCTAAAACTATGTTAGCTATGGCAGTTGCTAATACTGTTATGCAAGGTCTTGGTTATATGTTACCTAAAGGAACATTAAATACAGCTCCTCCATTTCCTGACCCTGTTAATGCTTTCATGAAAGGAATGTATGGACAAAGCTTTATTGATATGATATATGGTCAAGACCCGTCAAAAGAAGAAGTGGACGCAATTGACGGAGTTATAGCGGCTTTAAAAGACGTAGCTAATATTGTTCCTATAATAGGCGGCTCTGCACAATACGGTGGTAAAAATCTTGGTGGCGCACCCGGTGCTTTAATAATCGATATTATGGATTCAATTGCTGAAAAACCCGGAAGCAAAGAATTAGGTTTTTTGATAAGTAAATGTGTCGGATTTCCGGGTGCTACACAATTGAGAAAATCTCTTGTAGCTTTAAGACAAGAAAGAATTAAAAGAAGAAAAGAAGAAAATAAAAAACCTTTACAATCAGGATATGAATATATTTTTGGAAAGAAAAAAAGCAAAAAAAGAGAAAAAGATGCAGGAATATGGCTTGGTGGTATACAAGAAATATTAGGAGAAACTGATTAATGAATTACAAACAAGAAATAGCTTTAGCCGTTAAATGTCAAATTAAAGTGCCGGAATTTCAAATCCTTAGCACTCTTTCACAAGAAGAATATACAAAAATAATAATAGACCCTTCTTGGGAAATAAATGAAGATATTGCTATTAAAAATCACGATAAGCAAGTTACCCAAATTTATTTTTGGGACGGAGAAAATTTAAGATTCCCTTTACTCCTTTGGGACGATAAATATAAATACACAGATAGACAAGGTGAAAGATATAATACTAACTTGATTACAGCGATGTCAAAAGAAATATGGGTAAATAAACATTTTAAAAAAGAATTAGGCGAATATTTGCAACATAAAGCATTTATCGGTTTTGTAGGGATAATTTTAACATATGTAGATCATAGTTTTTGTTTTCATAAATTCCTTTTCTCAATCCCTAAAGAATACATAATAGCCTATATGAACCTATGGCAAATAAGTGATATTAAAGACATGAAGCAGAAAGAAAATGGAGAAGGTCTTTTTTGTGCTATGAGATTAGAAATAAAAACAGATTATCCAGAAAGAAAAGAATTTTTAGAAAATGAATTTCAAAATATAGAAGGAATATATTTTATTGACGACCATTATATTATGTCTCATTATCAGCAATCTACAATGATCGAAGAAGGCTGGAAAGCTTTATATCAGAAAATAAATAAAAAAATATACTTGCATAATGGCCTATGCTTTAATAGAGACGGCGGAATAATGGCTGTTAAAATGTATAATAATATGACAAGAAAAAGACTGTTTTATGAGTCTTCATCTTCTGCTAAATAAAATCTTTTAGAAATTCTGCCTTTTTTACCGCTCTCTTCGGCATAAATAATTATTCTTCCTGCTTCTACAAGCGTGGCTATTGCTTCATTTCTTTCTCTTGCAGTCATATTCTGCAATTTCCTTGTTAATTCGCTTTGGCTAATTCCGTTAAATTTTTGTATTGTGTTATAGACTTTATTCAAATTAGCTTGAGTTTGATTATCTGCTACATAATGCTCAAAAATATAAGCCATTTGCTCAGCATTAAATTGAGCTAATTCTGTTCCCCAAATTATACAATCCTCATCTATATATTCTTTCCGATCAGAACAAGCTTTTACAAGAGCATATTGTTGAGCTATTTGAATTGTTCTATTATAAAGATTTGCTTGGTGTTCTTTGCCTTTATTGATTAAATCGTTTTGCAAGTTATAAATTTTATCAGCAAAATTTTCTAATATCTTAAAAGCTCCTTCTGTAAATTCTAAAGTTTTTACTTTAGGATTATCAATAGCTTCGTCAACTGTCATTTCCATTATTTCTTTCAAAAATTCAGTTATATGTTCTGGCGGTTCTTTAACAAAAGGAAAACGAGGACGAGGATTAGGATTTTCAGAAAAGAAAAGCACAAAACGAGAAAGAAAGCCATCTTCTGCATTTTCACTTGTCAACGAGTCAAATAGAACTTGTTCTGTTGTAGTGCCTAAAATTGATAAGCAAGGTTGATTGATTGAAATATTTTTTGTTTTATCTGCATAAGTTTTAGGCTGGTATCTTGTGCTTGCAGAAGAATATATCTTTAATAAAGTATCTATAATATCTGCAATATGAGGTGCTGTTTTATTAGAGTTTTTAATAGTTTTTAGCAATCTGCCTATTTCGTCAATAAGAAAAAGACTGGCAGGTTCTACAGTTAAAGCTGTATTTATGGCGCTGCCGGATGCAAGACTCTCAACTGCCACCCGCCTAAACTGGCCTGCTTTATCAAATATTTTTTTAATCATTTGCCTTGCATTATCTTTCCCACAACCCGAGCGGCCTACATTCATAACATAAAAATTAGTGCGTAAACCTGTAGGAGTTTGAACTTTTCTGGCAAAGGCTGTGGCCACTGTAACAATAGCGGCAGATAAAGAAAAAATTGGTTGACTTTTTATCGCTTGACTTTCAATATATTCATAGATTTCTTGCAATAAACCACCTGTATTAAAAAGGTGCGCAGGGAATTTAGGAAGTTCTTTACCCCTTTGGGGCTTCGTTTCGTTAAAGGCTAATTTTACTGGGGCGGGTGAATATCCTGCCCATCCTTTTTGATAAGCCTTATAAAATAAAGATGAAAGAGTTATAGGATTATCCTTGATAGTTTTGCCGAAACTTCTCCAAACTCTCACTTGGTCTTTTTCATCATATTTATGACTTTGTTTACTCCATTCAGTCCATAAATCAAAACCATCTTCAATCTTTTCATTATAAAACATCAAGCCTACTTCTAACCAGTCTTGCCTATCGTCCACATCAAAATATTGTAATGCAGATTTAATCTCTTCTAACATTGTAGGAGTTAGAGTTTTTTCTAATACGTTCGGAGTGATAGTTTTAATTTTAGAGATAGATATAGATTCTAAAAGCCACAAAGGCGCTTCTGCTATTTTCTCTATATCCAGAAAATCATCTTCAGAGTCTGTTATAATATAATTGTTATTGCAAGGAGCTATAACATACCCGTTATCACCTTTTATGTCAATACCTTGCAAGGCTTCGTTATTATATTTCTTAAAACAATTTATTTTATTTTTAATTTCTAAATCTTTATGACAAAAAAAATAAAGATGTATACCGCCGGAAGGTGTAGAAATTTTAATTGTTTCTGGAATTTCTCCGAAACTCTGAGTAAGAGCTTCAAGTTTAGTTTCAGCAGTTATTCCGTTTTTAACATCAATATCTAAAACAAAAAATTTCTTATCTTGTATTATGTCGCCAGTTCGGATGGCTATCTGCCATTTCTTACCGTTTAAAAAAGACTTGAATTTATTCAGATCGTTTGTAGCATCATAAAAACCATGAGGAGTCTGAGGAGTTTTATCTAAATTACAAGGGAATATAAAAAATCCTTGAGAAATATAATTTTCTGCATAAGCTATCATGACAACCTCTAACTCAATCAAATTTATAATTAAGAACTTTAGGATACTTTTCTAAAAAATCAACTAATATTTGAGTTGGTTTTTTAATAAATCCTTTTTCCAAAAACAAAGAAAAGAAAGTCGGAATTGAAACATACATGCAATCATTTATGCTATAATTTTCTTTAGCTTCTGGAGTTAATCGTCGATAAAGCCAACCTACAGCTTTTTGTTTAGGGAATCCGCTATGATTTAAACAAATCCATTCAGTTGCTATTTTAATTCCGTATTCTGCATAATAATCAACTTGTAATGTAGATATAGCTTTCCCTTCTTTTTTATATACTTTATATTTCACATCAGCAACATCAACCCATTTAGGCAATTCTGGCATTTTAGATAAAACATCTAAATTGCTTGGCGCTACATCATGTTTGACTATTTCCTGTTCATTTGAAAATTCATATCCGCATTCAGGACATTGTTTATAAGAGATTGCTATTTCATTTTTACAAGAAGGGCATGTCTTGACAGGAGAAAAATAAATTTCTCCTTTTTTCCCGTTTATTTTTCTTATAATACGAATAGAATCGATAGCTCCATGAGTAGCAATATTGCCAGCAAAGTCAAGAACAAGAAAAGAGCTTTTATTTTCATGAATTCTAAATCCTCTTCCTATCATTTGATAATATAATCCCGGCGACTTTGTCGGCCTTAGCATTACTATACAATCTATTTCTCTATCGTCAAAACCTGTAGTAAGCATATTAACATTAAGCAGATATTTGATTTTGTTTTCTCTAAAATTTTTTATTATTTTATCGCTATTTGGAGATAAAGAATGTATTACTTCAACTGAACGATGGAGTCGGTGCAAATGTTTTTTCATTTTTTCAGCATGTTCAATTGAACAACAAAAAATTAAAACTTTTTTCTTTTTTTTTGTAAAATTAAAAATATTTTCTGCTGTTTTTTCCATTCTTTCATCTTGAGACATAAGCATAGTTAATTCTTCTAATACATATTCTCCAGCTCTAACATGAATATTTTTTAAATTTTCATTTATTTCTTTATCGCAATTATAAGATACAGGACGACTTAAATATCCTTGAGCAATAAGTTTCTTAATGGGAATATCGTATATTATATCTGTAAAAAGGTTATTCGGTTTATCAGTCAAAAGGCCTGAATCCATTCTAAAAGGAGTTGCTGTAAATCCTAAAACTTTAACATTAGGATTGATCAAAAAAGCTTTGTGGAAAAAACTTTTATACATTTTGCCAGAATCTTTAGGAATAAGGTGTGCTTCATCTACTAATATAATATCATACACCGGTAAGTTTGTTATATGTCTAAATATACTTTGAATCCCAGCAAACAATATCTGTGCATTTGTATCTTTCTGATTTAATCCTGCTGAGAAAATACCTGATTGTAGAAGGTATTTATTTTTTGTAATATTATGGAAGTTTTTAAAATTCTGTTCAATTAAATGTTTATTATGAGTTACACAGCATATTTTAATATTAGGTTTTTGTTCAAGAAGTTTAGCGATTAGGTAAGCTTGAATTATAGATTTTCCGCCGCCTGTAGGCACAACTATGAGTCCGTGTTCTTCTTTCTGAGAATTCTCAAAAAAAGCGATAGCGGCTTCTATAGCTTCTATTTGATAATCTCTTAATTCCATATTATTCTCCTTTTTTTAATTTTTTTCTTCTTTCTCTTTGTTTTCTTTTATATTCTCTTATTTTCTCTTTATTTCTTTGTCTCCATTTTGCATAATATTCAATTTGTTGTTTAGTCATTTTATGTTTATTTAAAACGTATTTTTCATAAGCTTTCCAATATTTTTCAAAATGAGGCAAAGCTATATTATGTTTCTGGCAAAGTTCTATAATATTTTCAGGATAGCCTTTTTTAAGAGCTTCAATCCTTTTAAAAAATATTTTAGTATGATTATTTTCTGGTGTTATTTCAAGCCCTAAATATTGTATTTCAAAATTTTGAGCAAACAATTGGCAAAGGGCTATTTCTATTTGTTCTATTGTCGGCATTGGTAGAGTAAATTCGTGGCACTCAGAGCAAACTCTCTGAGTGCCGTTTATCCAATTGACTCCGCATTTTGGACAAACTTTATTCATATATTTAATCTCCTATTGTAAGTGTCGGTTTACCTTCTTCAACATACAATTCATCAATAAGGGCTTGAATTTCTCCTCCTAACTTTCTTATTTCTTTCATTTTAGACCAGCTAAAAGGAACAAATTCATAGCTTCCTAATTGCTCAGGAGCAAAACCATTTTTCTTGATATACTCTTCTAAAACTTTGCTATCCTTAAATTTGCTTGATAGTTTTTTAGAAGGCATTTTCAAGGTTACAACTTTTTCTTTGCCATTAATACCTTTAAATAAAATCTTTGTAGCATTTTCTTTTTGCATTTCTTCTATTATATTCCCTGTGATAATAGTCTTAGCTTCTTTAATTTGCGCTTCCATATCTTTGATAATATCAAGCACAGCCGCTTTCATTTCCTGAGGGTAATTTTCAGGATGAGATATTATTTCCTGAAATGGAAAATTTTTAGGTATCAAATCATTTATCATTTTTTTCCTCCTTTTGCTCTTTTAAAATCGGATCGAAATCTTTGCAAATTTTGTATGCTGGAGATACTATTTTTTCTCTTAAATGGCAAGACCATTGGCCATGATGGCACGGAGCTGATAAAGCACAAGCACGGCAATTCTTGCTTATCATAATTCTTTTATCACTCCAACAAAATTCATAATATTCACAATATTTGCAATTATAACTATTTTGTGAATAAAAATTAGGTGGAAGTAAAGTTGTATCTTTGACATATTCTAACTTAGACAAAATTTGCTCGGCCTTCTTCTCGTTATTGTCTACCCATTCGCAATATAACTCATCATTGTTTTTGTTCACAGCTACATATAAAGTCTTTTTAACTTTATAATATTGCTGAGAAAATAGGTAAGCATAGAGAAGGCATTGAACATAATGTTCAGGTTTAGATTTCTCCAAACCTTCTTTTTCTAATTTTGCAAAACTTTTATCATTATGAGTTTTAAATTCAACTATATAGGTCTTTTTTTTATCTTTAATTATCCCATCTAAAACACCTTTTAAATGCCCTTCGAGAGCCGACACAAAATAGGGTTGTTTAGTTATGGGATTTATTTGTTCCACAACAAAACCTATATCAGTTAAGTCTTGGCTCAGCCACTTTTCTTCTTTCCAGCCTCTTGCAAACAAACGTCCCATTCGGCCATCTACCATTTCCCAGATGTCAATTACCCATCTAAAACGAAGCCAAAGCCTTCTGCGACACTGTTCCCCGGCTTCGCTTATTGCCAGTTTCTCGGGTCTATTTATTTGCATGGGACTTTGATATTTTTTATAAATTTTTTCTACAATTTTTTCAGCCTTCATTTTATCTCCTTCAAGAAGGATAGTTTCCTATCCTTCTTTTTTTAAAATGGAATTTTATCATCGTTAAAAGGATTCTTCTCGTTAAAAGGATCTTTCTTTTCCTTTATAACTTTTTTTTCTTCTTCCTTCTTTTTTTTAGGCAATACTTTCACTATTTTATTATTAAGAAAACCGTCTTGGTCTTCTTTTATTTTTACTGTTGCATAGAAAGGTATATCGTGTAAGTCTTCTGTAGCTGATATATGGTCTTTACCGACAGCCTCAATAACCTTTTTAAGCTGAGATTGCCCTATCATTTGAGCTTTCTCGTTTTCATGCTGGACATTAAGATTATAAAAAAGCTTACGTCCTTTATAATCCCCTTCCAGCACTTCCATTGTCAAAGAAATATATCGACCTTTCCCGGATTTAGCGGCTTTGAAGTCACTGTTTGTTATAGCGACTAAATAGTCACCGACTGGAAGCGGTTCAAAATTATTTGAAAAATCTGGTAGTTCATCAATTGAAATATTAAGTTTAGCCATTCTTCTTCTCCTTTTTATTGTCTTCTATTTTATTGTCTTCTATAAGTTTACTATATAAATGCTTTTCAAATTCTGCCCAATCCAAAGCTATCTTTGCGGGCATACCTATCCTTGTTTTTGAAAGATAACTTTCGTTGCAAGGATCAAAACTTATTATTCTCTCATTTTCGCTTATAGCCTTTTTCTTCTTCTGACCGAAGTTTTCGCTATAAGTAACGACTGCAAGTTCTTTATGAACAAAACCGATTTCTTCAACCCACTGAATTATGATGTTTGCACTATTTTTATTAAGTGCAAGCGAATGTCTGTCATAAGGCTCTGTAAGAGGATCTCGCACTTGAGTTATCTGATCGTGTGCTATAAGTATAACTCCCATCTTTCTTTTTTCTTGAAGCTCTTCAAGTTTTTTGATAAACCGTTGCCAATACTCCAGCATTATCTGATACCCTTTACCATAGGCCAGAGCGTCTATTCTGGCAACTTTGTTAACTCTACATATCTCATCCATTAACATCATTTCAAGCCAGTCGATGGTATCGACTGCGATCCATTTAAAATCGTGGTCTTGCTCTATTAAAGCATTGATTGCTTCTGCGATCTCTTGTAGAGTTTCTGGTTCTTTC